TGATCAAGGCTGTTGTCGTGACCGCGTTCAATGCGATCAAGACCGCTGTGCTGTTTGTATTCAACGCCCTAAAAACAGTGTTCACCTTCTACCTTGGCATTTACAAGGCAATCATTAGTGGTGCGATCAGGGTCATCAAGGGTGTGTGGACGGCTGGCTTCAACTTCTTCAAGACCAAAGTTGTGGGCACATTCAATGGGATTAAGACCACGATCAGTAATGCCCTGGGCACCGTGTGGGGATTCATCACTGACCTGAAAACAAAGATCACTGGCATTGGCTCAAACCTGTGGGAAGGCTTGAAGACTGGCCTGACATCGGTAATCGGGTTCCTGCGCAACAGCCTCAACGATTTGATTGGGCTGTTCAATAAGCCCATTGAGTTCTTTAACAACAACAACGGGCCACTGCCTAACATCCCATTGATTCCAAACATCCCAGCATTGGCGATGGGCGGCATCGTCACGCGCCCAACACTGGCCCTCATTGGTGAGTCTGGCCCCGAGGCTGTCGTGCCACTGAGCGGTGCTGGTGGCCGTGGCTTCGGTGGTGGCACCACAATCATTGTGAACACTGGTCAGTCCGTCAGCTCGAAGGATGACATTGCGCGTGAGATCAGGAAGATCATGCGTGAAGGTGCTCAGCGTGGGGCTGTGCCCGCGGCCTGGAACGTGGCCTAATGGCAACGGGACTGCCTGACTCCACGACCGTTGAGATTGAATTCACTGATGGTGTGTGGACTGATGTGACAAGCCTGGTCAATGTTGGTGCTGGTGCGATTACTCGTAAGGTGGGCCGCTCCACGCAACTGGACACAATCAGCGCTGGGTCGTTGTCGTTCACGCTCGATAACCCGACTGGCACGTTCACACCAGATAACCCTTTGAGCACGTACTACCCGAACGTGGTTGAGGGTAAGCGGGTGCGTTGGAAGGTCACTGAGGCCAGCACAACGTACACGCGGTTCACTGGTTACATCACGCAGTGGGTCCCTGAGATTGATGGTGCGTCCGCGTCCGTAGTCAATGTCAATGCAACTGACGCGCTTGGTCACTTGTCCACGCGCCAGGTGTGGGGTCTGCCTGAGGCCGAGATGCGCTACGACTCGCCAGTGGTCTATTACACTTTAGACCACCCTAGCGATTCGTACTATGTGCCGTTTTATTCAGCTGTTGGCGGGCCGTCACTGCGCTACCAGAAGTCACCCATTGAGGGTTCACTTGCTTTGAGCAGTGGTATCGGTGCACCCTATGACGGTCTAACGTGTCCAACGTGGACCAGTGCTTTTACTGGAACGTCACCTTATCCAACTGCGCCTTACCTATTCGCAGACAACGCGTTAAGTTCCGATCTATCATCCTTGACAGTCGAAGTAATTGTTAAATCGTCCTCTGTCTTTGAGGTAGGCGCATTTACTTACAACAATTTAAGTTTGACGTTTGATTCGTCAACCATTTATGTAAGAGACAACTTGTCGGTAGTTATGTCGGCATCGTTCAATGTTGTTGATGGCAACAATCATTTGGTTACAATTACATCCGATTCCTCTGGATCAATTCTTTACGTTGATGGCGCGCAAATCGATACGGGTTTACAAATTACGGCCCTGCCAAAAGGTAAAAGATTAGAGGTGGGTCGCGGTCTGCAGGTTTCAACCTCTGGCGGGACAGTCATTTATGATCGGTTTTATTATGATGGCGAGATTTGTCATTTTGCTATTTACGATTCTGTATTGTCTGCTACAGCTATTGCGTTTCACGCGGCAGCTGTTGACGCTTACTATGGCGAAACCATTAAGACAGGTCTCGACGCCGTGGCTCGCTGGTCTGGTGTGTCAATCACACACGAGGGTGCTGGTAGCCCACAGCTCGTTGACGCCATTGACACCACAGACAAGAAGGCCCTTGACGCTTTGGCCTTGCTCAGTTCAGGTGATGGTGGCGTGCTGTATGACAATGGCGCTGGGCTGTATGCCCGCATCGGTTCACAGTTAAAGTCATCAACCGTTGAGTTGTCGTTGGATGTTGAGGCTGACCTGAATGGGTCTGTCACGTTGACGCGCTCAATCACTGATGAAACTGCTGGCGCGACGGTTAGTTCCTATTCGCAGTCAGCTACCTACGTTGACGCGGAGCAAGCGGCATCTATTGGCACCTACGCCAGTGCTGAAGCACCTAACCTGTCCGCAGTTGAGTTGCTGGCCATTGCGTCAAACATTGTGGCCGTGGCCAATAACAAGCGCCTGTCTGCCGGTCAGGCAACACTCGACCTGGCTAACTGCAACACAGATAAATACGCGGACACGTTGACGCTGAAGATTGGTGACAGGGTTCGCCTAACCAATCTGATCAGCACACAGTTCGGGCGCACCTACCTTGACACCTACGTGCAAGGCTGGTCCGAGTCCTTGAACGCACAGGGCTACACATTCACCTTTGACCTTGACGCCGCTGATGTGCCATCTGAGGCCAAATTTGACGATGCCACGTATGGACGTTTTGCAGCTGGTGATGGTGTGCTCACATTGACTTCAACTATCACAAGTACTGCCACATCGATCTCTGTGACTTCCACAGGGTTGCCATTGACTGTGACATCTGGGTCTTACCCAATGGACCTTGACCTTAATGGTGAGCGCATCACTGTTGCCTCGGCACCAGCATCCGCAACGTCCCCACAAACTTTGACCGTGACCCGTGGTGTGGCACCGAGCATTGCTCGAGCACACACAGCTGGTGCAGCGGTTGAGGTTTACATGGCCGGCAAGTTCGCACTCTAATAAGGAGCATTAATCATGGCTGTCCCATCGCAGGGAACCGTTGCAGTAGGGGACAAGATCACTGCTTCGCTTTGGAACGATGATGTGCGTGACGCTGTCAACTTCCTGATCAGTCCACCGCGCGTGAAGGTTTACAAGACCGCTAACCAGTCAATTGGTAACGCGGGCTGGGCTTGCTTGACGTGGGACGCTGAAGCCTTTGACTCAGACACAATGCACAGCAACGTGACCGCAAACTCTCGCATCACGTTTACAACCGCTGGCACATACCTGATCACGTTGAATTGTTTCTGGGCAAACAACGCGACTGGTTTGCGTAACCACAAAATAGAATTAAACGGCACAACCACTGAGGGTTCAGGCACTGACATGATTGAGCCTTTTGCTATTGCCCCTGTCGCCGCAACTCACAGCGGCGCAAACATCAGTTTCATTGAAACCTTTGCCGCTAACGATTACATCAATGCTTTTGTTTGGCAAAACAGTGGTGGCGCATTGAACTTGGCTGGCACCAGTGAGTCACACTCGTCGTTGTCTGCTAATTGGATCGCTTCATAAACCATGAATAATAGAGGGGAAGCGACAATTATGATGAGCGTGGTGGGGGCATTGGCCGCGGGTTCACCATTGGTCGCTGGTGTTGTGTTGACCAGTGACAACGTGGCTGGTGCGATGACGTTCGTTGTCGCCCTGATTGTTGGACTGATCAGCATTGGCACTGGTGTGGGCAAACTGTACGCGCGACTGAAGGCACAGGTCGCCGCGAGTATTCGCCGTGATGAGTTGCTTGACGAAATCGTGAAGCGCATGGACCGCATTGAGGTTCGACAGATAGAGATTCAAAGAAGGCTTGACCAGCCTCATTGACCGGCAGGCCAGTTAAGGCTGGTCCCCCTTTGACACTTCATTGTGTCCTGGCCTGCCTCAAACTTGCACGACCAAATTAATCACATCAATTGAAGGGATCACTCATGCCTGCATGGGTACGTTCAGCACTAACCACGTTCATTGTCACGTTCATTGGCCTTGTGCCAGTGAGCGCACTCGTGGGTGGGGACACCACGTGGATCACAGCTGCCGCCACGGCAGCGGTCCTAGCCACACTGCGCACCATTGTCGCAGCCATCGACCCAGGTAATACTTCCTACGGCATCGGTGCCCCTGTTGATGTCCCTGAGCTGGACACTGTGCAAGATGACGCACCCATTGAGGGCGAGTAATGGCATGGCACCTTGCACCTTCACTGGTGCAACTGCGCAACGAGGTTAACGCTCGCTGGCCACATCGGCCTAAAGGCAGTGATGGCACCGTGGGTGACACGTCGCACTCGGCCCGTGCCAGTGACCATAACCCCAACGCTCGCAACAGTGTGAACGCCTTTGACATTACTTACCCAGGTGTTGACCCGAAGGTGATTATTGCCGCGGTGTCTAAGCATCCTGCTGGTAACTATGTGATCTTCAATCGCAAGATTTACAGGCGCAACAATGGGTGGAAGGCTGAACCGTACAGTGGTGCCAGCCCTCACACCGAGCACCTGCACGTATCCATCTTGCAGACCGTGGCAGCGGAACAGTCCAAGGCTAAGTGGCTGGCCACTGCCCCTGTGAGGCCTGTGCGTAAGCCATTGCCTGCGTACCCTGGCAAGTCCGCGTTCCAAGTCCGTGACACCGGCGAACACATCAAAGTGCTGCAACGCGGCGTGGGTAACAAGGTCACTGGCGTGATGAGTGTGGCCGACAAGAACAAGGTCAAGTCCTTCCAGCGGGTGCGCCCATTGTTGTGGCCCGCTGATGGCGTCGTCGGACCAAAGACATACAAGGCATTAGCCAGCACCAAAGCAAACAAGCTCATTTACAAGTAGGACCTAGTGCTCGATGAGAGTGGGACTGTATGTCTTTACGTGATGATCTGCGAGACGATACAAACAAACCGCCGTGGCAAATGTGTGGTGTGCGCTGGGCCTTGAGCCTTGCCAAGGGTGCTGACCTGATCGCACTTGAGTCCGCGATTGAGGGGACACTTAGTGGGGACAAGATCGCGCTGGCTGTGCGTGATCACCTGAACCTGTCCATTAGCGGTGAGTCGGTTCGCCGGCATCGCCGCGGTTCGTGCAGGTGCCCACGATGAGTCTCGCCGATGAGCTGAACAAGGCCAGTAAGAGTGCCCGCATCCTCACCCTCGACATTGAGACAGCGCCAATGCTGGTGCACTCGTGGGGATTATGGAATCAAAACCACAGCATCAACCAGATCGTTGACCCAGGCAGAGTCCTATGCTTCGCCGGCAAATGGTACGACGAAAAGAAAGTCCACTTCTTCAGTGAGCACCACAACACTCACGAGGAAATGGTCAAGGCCGCGTGGACCATGCTCGATGAGTGCGACATCCTCGTGACCTACAACGGGCCAAGCTTTGATGTCAAGCACTTGCAACGTGAGTTCGTGCTGGCGGGCATGAATCCACCATCAAAGTTTGACAACGTGGACCTGCTCAAGGTGGCGCGTGGGCAGTTCAAGTTCCCCAGCAACAAGCTCGACTACGTGGCACAAGCCCTTGGATTGGGAAGCAAACTAGCGCACGAGGGTCAAGCGTTGTGGACTGCGTGCCTAGCCGGCGATGACAAAGCGTGGGCACGTATGCGCCGCTACAACAAGCAAGACGTCATCCTGACTGAGGCCCTGTATGACCGCATGGGTGCGTGGATTAAGTCCCACCCACACATGGGGCTATTCACCCACCAGGCACGCTCCTGCTTCCGCTGCGGGGGCACAGCCCTGAGCGCTAATGGTGTGAGTGTGTCCGCGGGCACAGCGTTCGCCTCGTTCACCTGTGACGCTTGTGGTGCACAGTCACGGGCCAGCACGCGCAAGCACGCCGTCACAATGCGTGGTGTGCGATGAGCAGGCCACGCCTAGTCAAGATCAGTCCCTACACGTGGTCAATCAAGTGGTCACGGCACGAGGTCCTGAAGCATCACCCCAACGGGGATGCGTGTGGTGCGTGCGACATGGAGTCAATGAGCATCGCCGTGGACCCTGGCAAGCACGAGGACTACGCGCGGGCCACACTCCTGCACGAAATCCTGCACGCCTGCATCCGCAGCTCGGACCCCACGCTTGATGACGAGCACGAGGAAACCGTGGTCGCCGCAATCACCGGCCCACTGCTGTCCATGCTCAGGGATAACCCTGACGTGTTGGACTACCTGACGGATGACGCATGATGTGGGTGTCGTTTCTGTTGGCCGCGGGCAGTATCGCTGGACTGTATTTTGTGAAACGTAATCCGCGCGTTGGCTGGGGTTGGTGTCTGATCATGGAAGTACCATGGGTGATCTACGCGCTCAGCATTGGTCAACCAGCATTGGCCGTGTTGTGCGCGTTCTACGCAGCCGTTTACGCCAACAACTTGCGAGGGACTAAATGAAAAACATCATTGACTGTGTGCCTGATTTATCTGAGGCCGTGGACTATCGACCGATGATCACACATGAGTGTGTGTGTGGCTCACCATTGTTCAGGGTGATCTGCTCATTTGCCGACAACGAGATCGCCCAATACTTCCTAGACATGGAGTGCATTGCGTGTGGCAGTCGCTACAACGCACCTACTTTGGCTGATGTCGATGAGTGATTACATTGGCGATGGTGGCCCGATCATTGGCCGGCCAGCAGAAGTCCTTGTCCCTGAAGCTGACATCGCTGGATTATTGGCTGTGCGAGGAAGTGCCTACGGCAGCCCGCTGGTCAATCACCAGCGCATCGCTGACCTGTGGAGTGCGTACTTGCGCACTGAGATCAAACCTGAGCAGGCAGCCATGATGATGGCCCTGCTCAAAGTCTCGCGCCTGATCCAATCCCCTGACCACGCGGATTCCATTCACGACCTTGCCGGCTACGTTGAGGTTTACAGGCAGATCATCAACGAGAGTGAGTAAGTGGTTATGGGACCGGACCAAATAACACTGCACCACGGTGATTGCATTGAAGTTATGCGTGGCATGGCTGACGATAGCGTGGACTCCATTGTTACTGACCCGCCTTACGAGCTCGGCTTCATGGGCAAGTCGTGGGACAGCACCGGCATCGCTTACAGCGTTGAGCTGTGGACCGAAGCGTTGCGCGTGCTGAAACCTGGCGGGCACCTGCTCGCGTTCAGTGGGTCACGCACCTATCACCGGATGGCTTGCGCCATTGAGGACGCCGGTTTCCAAATCCGTGACCAGATTATGTGGCTCTATGGCTCAGGGTTCCCGAAGTCGCACAACGTGAGCAAGGGCATTGACAAGGCGGCTGGGGCAGAGCGTGAGGTTGTGGGCAGTATCACTCGCGCACCGTTTGGCTACGAAGAACGGCCTTGGAAACACGCAGACAATGCCGCTCAGTCACCTATCACCACCGCCGCCACCCCCGACGCGCAACAGTGGGAAGGCTGGGGCACAGCGTTGAAGCCAGCACACGAGCCGATTGTGTTGGCACGCAAACCCTTCGCCGGCACAGTTGCCAACAACGTCCTGCAACACGGGACAGGTGCCCTGAACATTGACGGGTCACGGGTTGGTACAGAACTTATGGTCAATCAAGCGGGTTCGACTAATCCAAGAAATTCAATGGGTGATGGATGGCGTGAGGGTGCGCAAGCAACAACATCAATAGGCCGTTGGCCCGCGAACGTAATCCACGACGGCAGTGACGAAGTAGTTGACGGGTTCCCGATAAGTGCGCCAGCAAAGAAGGCACCTAGAAATCCAAACGGTAAAGTTTCTACAAATGCCTTTGGTGATTTTGCAGGCCAGCCAGGTGTTATGGGTGGGCACAATGACAACGGCGGAAGCGCGGCCCGTTTCTTTTATTGCGCGAAAGCCAACAAGCGTGACCGCAACGAAGGGCTAGACGGGTTCGCTGGCAAAGAGATTGGGGGCAAAGGCAACGGCCTCGCCCGAACGTGCGCAACGTGTGGCGCGTCAGTCCTTGACGGTTGCCAGTGCCCTGACCGCACCTTCACAAACCCGACACGCGCCAACCACCACCCGACGGTCAAGCCCACTGACCTTATGCGCTACCTAGTCAAACTGATCACACCACCTGGCGGCGTAGTCCTTGACCCGTTCATGGGTTCAGGCTCCACGGGCAAAGGCGCAGTCATCGAGGGTTTCAACTTCGTCGGCATTGAGCAGGACGCCGACTACCTTGACATTGCCCGCGCCCGTATCCAATGGGCTGGCAAGCAGGAAGTACAGCTGGGCATTGATGATTGAGCCCAGCGATGAACAGATAAAGGCCGCAGCGTTAGCGTTATGGCGTGCCTTTGATTATGCGCTACCCACTGACCCCCAGGCCCTTGCCATTTTGGTACTTAGGGCCGCCTTGAACACTGACGAAAGTGAGTAAATAAAATGGCAACGATTGTTTGCGACATTGACGGCACGTTGATTGCACCAGGTGGTGATGTGATCACTGGTGTGCGTGATTTCCTTGATGAGCATTCCGATGAATACACCATTGCCATCGTCACGGCCCGACAGGAGAACCGCCGCATGGACACCACGCTGGCACTGTCCAACGCTGATGTGACCTTCGACCGTTTACTCATGAACAAAGTTGGGCCAACACGCGAAGATGGGTTGAAGTCTAAGAAAGATAACGTGGACTCACTCAGTGATGTTGTGCTGGCCATTGACAATGACGCTGACGTGCGTGCCCTGTATGAATCAATGGGAATTAAAGCTGTTGCCCCTGGCGTGGACCTTGAAGTTGCACTAGGTGAAACACACGATGAGAGCGAAGACGAAAACTCGATGATGGACTAACGCGACTTCATAATGAAGTCAGTGAGCGCAAGCCTGATCAGTTCACTAACACTGAGTCCTGTTTGTTCACCGATGTCACGCAACGCATCCCAAATGTCATCGTTGAGGCGAACACTACGGTGCGGGGTTTTGGGTTGATTCGCCATCAGGTAATCCTACCTGCACGCTTAATGGGTGGTGTCTTGGACATCTCAACACCAAATGACTCACCACACTTAGGGCACGCATACCACGACGACATTGTTCCCATCACCAGCTCAAAGCGGCGCGGGCGTTCACACTCACCACACTGCGTCCTGATCGTAAACTTCATGGCTTGCCTCCCCAACCTTCACCCTTGAATGACACACCAGGGGCCGAGTAAATACGTGTTAATGATTC